CCATTGAAATGGGATCAGTCGAAAGTGGATCGGGAGCCAGTGCATCCGGAGGCGTAAGAGTCAAATATTTTTATTCTATCGGCCCTGCGGTTGAAGCATCAGCTGACGGTTGGGGTTTAGGTTTATGGGGTGGTACCGTTGCTGGCGAATTAACAGCAACTTTAGATGGAGCTTTAACAAGTGGTTCATCAAGTGTTGTTATATCAGACTCAGCTTCTTTTCCTGCATCAGGAACAATTCAAATAGATGACGAAAAAATTGCTTACACAACGAATACAACAGGAACGAATACACTATCTGGGCTAACACGAGGATCTGATAATACAACAGCAGCTTCTCACTCAGATGGAGTAACCGTAACCGATGCATCAGATTATACAAAATGGGGTGCATCACAAACAGGAGATATTGTAACCGCTCCTGGTTTATGGCACTTAGATAATTTTGGAAATAAACTTATAGCAACGATTGTGGATGGTTCTACCTTTGAATGGAATGCCAATGCAGCAGGAGCCACATCAACACGAGCAACGGCTATATCAGGATGTCCAACAGCAACAACACAAACTTTAGTATCCACTCCCGATCGGCACTTAGTCGCTTTTGGTACAGAAACAACCATTGGTACAACATCCACACAAGATGATATGTATATCCGTTGGTCTGATCAAGAGGACTTAACGACTTGGGCGCCTACAGCAACTAATACCGCTGGCACACAGAGACTGGCCGATGGTACAAGAATTGTTGGAGCCATTAGAGGTCGTGATGCGATTTACATTTGGACTGATACTTCTTTATTTATTATGAGATTTGTGGGTTCACCTTTTGTATTTTCTTTTCAACAAGTTGGAACTAACTGTGGATTGATAGGTAAAAATGCAGCCGTCGAAGTAGATGGCTCGGCTTACTGGATGTCAGAAAATGGCTTCTTTAGATATACAGGTAAACTAGATTCACTACCGTGCTTGGTTGAAGATTATGTTTACGATGATATTAACACCGTTCCTAAAAATCATATTCATGCAGGATTAAATAATCTGTTCGGTGAAGTGACATGGTTCTATCCAGGAAGTGGTGCAGCATCAAACAATCGATCGGTGACTTATAATTATATGGATTCAACACCTGAAAGACCGGTATGGACAACAAGTTCTTTATCAAGATCATCATGGTCGGACTCGCATATTTTTGGCAAGCCGCATGCAACCGAGTATGATTCATCCGCAACCAGTGATTCAACAGTAGGCAACACCGATGGTGTATCAACTTACTTTGAACACGAAACAGGGAACAATCAAATTAAAGATGGAACCTCAACAGCCATTGCAGCAAATATACAATCAGGAGATTTTGATATAGCACAGACTCAAGGAGGAGGTGCGGATATAAGAGGTGATGGAGAAAATATAATGAAAATAAGAAGAGTCCTACCGGACTTTTTATCACAAACGGGAACAACAAGAGTAACCTTAAACTTAAAAAATTACCCAACGGACTCGGAAGCAAGTTCTTCACTAGGTCCTTTTGATATTACAACAAGTACAACAAAAATAGATACAAGAGCGCGTGCACGTGCTATAGCTTTAAAAATATCGAATACAGGTTTAGCACAACACTGGAAAATAGGTACGTTTAGATTAGATATACAACCGGATGGTAGAAGATAATGATAGATAAAAGCATGAGACCCAATTATGTAATGCAAGGTAAGGTTAAAAACTATCTTGGCAAACAGAAAATGGTTAAAGCTCCAAAGAAATGGAAGTCTGGGCCGGATCATCCTAATACAGAATTAGCTTATATTACTAAAGCAGAAAAAGATGCTTTAGTTAAAATGAATATGTATGGCTCCATGAATGGTAAAGCCAACAAAGGACCCTCAGGTATTATTAGTTTAAATGGTTGGGGAGATTCTGGAAGAGGAACGTCAGATGCTAGTTATGGTGGCGGTAATGTCAGTGGTGGCGGAGACAACAGAGACTATGGTGGAGGAGCAGCAGCCGAAGCACGTTCAGCGCAAGCCGCAGCAACTCAAGAAGCAGCTAGAGTAGCAGCTGTTAATGCAGCAAGAGAAGAAGCGGCAGCGAAATCAAAAAGAGATATGCAAGCGACAGTAGCAGAAGCTGAAAAAGTGGAAGCGTCTAGAGTGGCAGATGAATTAGCTGCAAGAAATAGAGAAGCAGCCAGAATTTCTCAATACCAAACAGCAGCTAAGACACCTACTGTTGATGCAAGAGAAGATTATATTAGTAGACAATACAAGCAGCCGGCGACGAAGAAAAGAACTGACTTAGAAAAAGCGATAGGATTAATAGATACGCAACCAAAAAGAGATTATAAAGAAGACATACAAAGAGGTTTATTTAGAAGCTTTGTTGCAAAACCTGTAGCTCAAAAAGTAGGTCTTGGTTCATTATTTGGACCTTTAGGAATATTAGGTAGTATGGCGTTTTCTAAACTAACCGGAAAAAAAGCACCAAGTGCTTACGATTTTACTAAAGATGCATTCTCTAATTTAAATAAAGGACCTAAAATAGGTACAATAAAAAAAATATCAAATGTACAAGATACTAGAGATGGCATTCGATCCAATATTATTTCTGGTGGTGGTGATGTAGTAAGTCAAAAAGTAAAAGAATTTACAGGAGAACCAACAGTAGAAAAACCAGTAGAACAACCTAGTGATTCTCAACGATCACAGTTATTAAAACTTCTACAACAATTGCAACAATACAATAGTCAAAACAGATTAAACGAAAAAGGAAAACAAACGCTTGCACAATTAATGAGTTTTATGAATCAGCCTTTATCAGGAAGAAGTAGAGACATCTAATGGCTAGAATCGTACAATCTTTAACACAGCCACTAGCTGAGTATGACCAACAGGTTCAACAATCATTTGTAAGAGATGTGGATTCTGTGGTACAAAAACTTAACACATCTTTTCAACAAGAAATTAAAGAGGAAGCAGAAGCACTTGCTTTATTTTTAGGATAATGTCAAACGCATTTGTAAATAAAAAAGTAGACTTAACGAGCACCAGTGCTACCACACTATACACGGTGCCCACAGCCACAACCGCTGTGCTTAAATCTATACTCGTATCAGAAGATTCAGGTAATGCTGATACCATTACTCTTACATTAACCGACGCAGATGCTGCAGTTTTTAGTCTATTTAAGACGAAAGCGATAGCAGCCAATGCAACAACAGAACTGCTAACAGCACCTTTAGTCGCCAAGGAGAGCGAAATTATCAAGGTGACAGCAGCTACTGCCAATAGGCTTCATGTGGTCCTTTCGGCCCTTGAAATAAAACCTAGAGAAGTTACAACATAAGCTTGATTTACTTATTAAAAACAAGTAAACATATATACTCAGGTTAAAACCCTGCCTTTAATAAAATAACCAACAATATAATTATGTATAATAACGATTCGAATTCATTAAACGCAGGCGCTCCAGAAATAAGATTAACTGGAAATCAACAGATGGCTTCAGATCCAAATCCAGAAGCAGAGTGGAGACAACTATATGATAATTATAAACAAGAAAGTATTCAACAAGGTAAGGAATATATAGACTTTGAAGAATTTATAGAAATGCATAGAGAACATTCTAGAGCACCACAACAAGATTCAGGAATCATGGCAGCAGGACCAAGAGGTACTTACACAGAGAGAAGAAGAGCTCAAATGGCTTACGGGGGTATCGCAGGTTTAGATGGTAGAAGAGCTTATGGATTAGGAAGTATATTTCAAAAATATATTAAAGATCCACTTGAAGTAGCTTTTACAGGAAAATCTTTTGCAGATCTTGAAGAAGAATCACAAGCAAGAGTTGATGCAGAAGATGCACAGTATGGTGAAAATTACCAAAATCCTTTTGATACTTTTTTAAAAGGCGCACCACAGAGTGATTTAGTTAATCAATATTTAGGAACAGGAAATCAATACGATCTACTTAATCAATTTAATGTGGGAGAAGGATTAGAAAAAATTTTTGGTTGGGGAAAAGGATCATTTTTAGATAAAGACATAAACCTAGATCCCTATAAAACTTCAAGAACAATGACTAGAAAAGGAATACCGGGTGCAGAAGAAAGAATTATACGTAACCCAGATGGTAGTATAAAAGAAGTAATAGAGGCAAGACCTGAAGTTCCTGCTCAATACCAAGTAGATAGAACAGTCAACCCTCTTTATCCACTTGCAGCAGGAGAAGCAGCTCGTAGATATGTAGAAAGACAACCTAAAGATAAATTACCTATGGACACAACAAGCATGGATCCAGCAGCTATTGCAACAGCAGCAAGAGGAACTGATGCACAAGGTGCAGCAGCAGGCTTAAGATTTTTACCAGAACAAGTTACAAGAGCAGCTCAAGGCGGAAGAATTGGGTATGACATAGGTGGAGATGTAGAAATTCCAGATACCGACAATATTTTAAAAAAGTTAGAAAAATTTATTAAAGAGAGAGAAGACTACGAGGACAGAATAATGAGAGCTCCAAAACAAGAAGCAGCTTCAGGCGGAAGAATTGGGTATCGAAATGGAATAGGACCCAACCAGGGTTCTCCTAGCATTATGAGTCAAGCTATGACTGACACAGAAGTGGAAGATGCTTTTGGTGTAACATTAGACCAGGAAAGAGCTATTACTGACACAGAAGTGGAAGAAGCTTTTGGTATATCGGTGGATGATGCTGCTCCCGTTGACATAAAAAAATTAAAAGATTTGTTTCGTAGATTAAAAGAACCGAGAGAGATGGGAAAGTATAAAAATTTCTTAGGAAAAATGGGTGAAGAAAATATTATTGAAAACCCAAGACGAGTGATGGGTGAAGAAGAAGCTATGACACCTTTAAGTGATCAGAGTAAATTTCAGAACTTGATGCTGTTAGTACAAATGTTTAAGGCTCAAGGTATGAATCATAACGATGCACTAAAAGCGGCAGAAGCACACTTTGGTTCTGAAGGATTTGGTAGAGCAGAGGGTGGAAGAATTGGGTATAAGGATGGAACAAAAAAAAGAAAAGGTATTATGCAGATGTTATCCTCTTTAGAAGAAAGATTTCCAGAATTAATGATGTATGGCTCTATAGGCGCTGGATCAGTTTTACCTTTTTTAAAAGATGGCGGAAGAATTGGAGCTGAAGAAGGCGGACTCATGAACCTTGGTGGCATGGAAAAAGATTATAGAGCTGAAGGTGGATTCGTTCCTATCGGTGGCAAAGAAAAAGCTGATGACGTACCAGCAAGACTTTCTAAAAACGAATTTGTATTCACAGCTGATGCTGTAAGAGCAGCAGGTGGTGGAGACATTGACCAAGGCGCAGAAGTCATGGAAAACCTTATGACGAATCTAGAATCAGGCGGCGAAGTTTCTGAAGACTCTCAAGGCTTAGAAGGTGCAAGAGGCATGTTCGCTAACGCACAACAATTACAGAAGAGAATTATATAATGGCAATATCACAGATATCAAATTTACCACAACAATATAAACAAGATTTACAACAGGACTATGCTAAACAACTTACAGGTTTAACATCGGTTCCTTTAGATACATCAAGATTTGCACCATCAGTAGCAGGGCAAGATGCTTTACAAACACAAGCAGCATCACTTGCAGGCTCGGGTGTAGGTGCTTATGCACCTTATTTAAGTCAAGCAGGAACTTACGGAACACAAGCTGGCACGACGATGGGTGGAGTATCACCTTACATTTCTGGAGCAGCAGGACTTACAGGAACGGGTGCAGGTACAGGAGCAGGATCAGTTGCTTCTTATATGTCACCTTATCAATCACAAGTCATTGATGCTTCTCTAGCAGAATTCGATAGACAATCAGCCATGAGACAACAAGGTATATCAGATCAAGCGGTAGCCATGGGTGGTTATGGTGGCGGCCGAGAGGGTGTACAACTTGCTGAGTATCAATCGGGATCAGATAGGCAAAGAGCTTTACTTCAAGCGGGTATGTTGCAACAAGGTTATGGTCAAGCACAAGGTGCAAGACAACAAGATTATTCAAATCAATTAGGTTTAGCTGGAGCACAAGCAGGTTTAGCTCAAGGTCAAATGGGATTAGGAAGCTACCAACAAGGACTTGCTAGCTTAGCACCTCAATTAGGAAGAGGAGATATCAGCACGTTATCGGGTATAGGTGGTGTACAACAGCAACAATCACAAAATGTATTAGATGCACAGCAACAGGCAAATCAAATGCAAGCAATGGAACCGTATCAAAGAATGCAAACTTATGGACAAGGTGTAGGAGCTTTAGCTCAAATGCCTGGAAGCTACCAAACATCAATGACACCAGATCCAACAGCTTTACAATCAGCACTTGGTACAATGTCTGTTGTTGGTGGAATCATGGGTTCCGGAGCGAATCCATATCAGAGTTAATATGAGAACACTTAATAGACCTATGTTTAGATCAGGCGGCTCGACAGGAGAAGGAATTACTTCTGGTCTAGCACCACGTCAAGGGTATCAAGGAGATGGTATGAGCCAGCTCGTTAAACAATTACCAGAACTTAGAAAAATAGCTAAAGAAGAAAGCTATCAACCTAGAAACAATGACATGAATCAATTTCTAATTGACTTCGGTTTAAATATGGTGAGCGGAACACCTAAGTCTAATATTTTTGCAACTGCAGCAGAGGAAGCTAAAGCTCCTATGGCAGCAATGAATAAATCTAGATCAGAAAGAGAAGCTATGCAGTATGCAAGCGAAGCCGACATGTTTAAAACATTAGTTGGTGCTCAGGCAGATATTATGGGGTCTGAAGGAGGAAGTAAACTATTTTCTAAAGAACAAGCAGCTAAAGCAGTATCTAAATTGATGGGTGAATGGCAAGACTTAAGAGATCAAGAAGATACAATGGATGCAAAAGATTTTGCGGACCAAAAAGCTATAATATTTGGACAGATACAACAGTATCAAAAAGAAAATCCAGCTTTAGGAAGTTTGTTTGATGATAAAAATTTCGTAAAAAGTATTAAATCTAAAATAAAAACTAAATTAAAACAGAGTCAAAAGAAAATTACTATACCTAATCCAGATACAGAAGTAGGCGGAACTATTGAAATGACTGAAGCAGAGTATTATGCTAACCCGGAAAACGTCAATGCACTATACCAACAAATGGGAAAACTATATATGGAATACTATAATGATATGATGACACTTGGAGCAGGTGCCATGGCCGAAGGCGGAAGAGCCGGCTATGATCAAGGGGGTATGATAATGCCAGCAGAACAGGCGCCCGATGAAACAATTCCTGCTGAAATGACAAACATTAGTGAAGGAGAATTAAGAAGAAGACTACCTCCTGAAGTTGGAGATGATGTTGTTAAACTTTTAGCTAACAGTGCTGAAGCACTTGAAGATTTTGCTATGATAAAAACAGCACAAGACATCGCAAGATTCAATAGAAAATATGGTGTTGATCTAACATTACCAGCGGAGGCGTAAGATGCCTGCGTTTGGATCCTATAAAAAACGTCAAGACAAACCTAAAATAGACGACATACCTCAATGGCAGAAAGTTTTTCAGGGAGTTATTTCTGATGATATTGCTGCAGCTAAAAAACCCGTTCGTTGGAATTTTAGAAAAGACAATGAAGGTTTGTTTCAATTATCACAATCTTTAGATCCTTATGCTAAATTAAATGAAGGTCTTGTTACGCTATGGAACAAAGCAACAGGTCGTGAAGACGAGCTTGCGGCTACTCAATTAAGAAAAAGTTTTCAAAAAAAAGTAAATGAAAAAGATTATGTTGATGGCTATGCCGATCTTGCTAAAGGCATAGAATCAGGTCAGCACGATCTATTGACTAGTTTAGGTGAGTTATTATTCATGGGTACAGATGCTGTGGGTGATACAAACTTTCTAAAAAGTTTTCAAGATATGATGGAGAAACAAAAACCAGATTCTCCTGAAACATGGCAAGGAGATTTATCTTCACTGCTGATTCAGTTTGGTGCTCCTGCAGGATTTATAACTAAAGTTTTAGGACGTGCTAAAAAATTACAAAAAGTTAAAAATGCTTACGAGAAGATGGGAACACATAAAGCTTCTAAGATTGCACAGCGTGCTTTTGAAGGTGCTGTTGTTGTAGGTGCTGCAGATTTTATTGCATCAGATACTGACCGAGCTATGCCTGGTCTTTATGCTGAAGAAGAATCACTAAAAGGTTTATCAGGAAGAAAAAGAGCCGGTGCTGTATTAAGAAACAAACTAAGATACGGAACAGAAGGCGCTATCGTTGGTGGACTTTTTCCTATTGTGGGTAAAGGACTTCAGTTAGGCTATAAAAATATTGGACGACCTGTTACTGGAGCCGTTGCTGGTCCTGCACTTACTGTAGCAGGTAAAGGTTTATCAGGAGCTGCTAAACTTTTAAGCAACGTAAGATTTAGTCCTATTGAAGAGTCTCCTGCACTTGCAAGTGTTCTTTCGGATGCAGTTCAAAGTATGACAGGGTTTACATTAAAGAAAGTTATAACACCTATGGTCACAGGGATTTCACCTTTTAAACAGCTTCCTCCTTTTAAGGAATGGAGCATGTTTTCTGTAACAAGTCCCGGGAAAGACCAAAGAAAATTAAAAAAATTAGATAATTTTTTAAAATATTTTAGAGCTTATGGTGATGCACCCAAAGACATTGAAAGTATGGGTGAAGCAGTTACTCTTTTTGTTAAAGGTAGAGCGAAAAGATTAAATGGATTAATGGAATCTATGGATAAAGGAGCTTACAAATTAGCCAAGCAATATGAGAAAAGATATAATGATGGCAAAACTACTTTGACTTATGAAAAAATAATCAAGGACGATGTAGTTGATTACTTATCAGGTAAACAAAAAATATCAGAAATTCCTAAAGACATTCGACCAATTGCTCATGATTTAAGAAAAGTTCTTAATGAATTATTAAATGAGTTTAATAAAAATCTTCCTAAAAATGTCAGAGGATCAGCTAAAGAAAATTTAAAAAGTATGATGGTGGATAAAGTTAATACTTATCTCGTTCGATCTTTTGCAACACTTACCAACCCTAAGTACAGACCACCGGATGCCATTCGTGTAAAAGCAAGAGACTGGATTAAAGAAAATGTTGTTATAAAAAATAGAGATCTAAGAGAGTCAGCAATGAATATGAAAACAGGTTATGGTTCTTTAGGAACTAAGAAAGCTTATGAAAAACTTGCTGATGATATTGTAACATCGATATTGGATATGACAAAAACAGGAAACCTTAAACCTTCTTCAACGTTAAGAGAAATAGGTATTAATAAATTAAGATTGGACAACATGAAGTTTTTAAAAACAGGAGAAGAACTTCCTAAAGTTATTCGCCAATTATTAGGCGAACAAAAAGATTTAAGATCTCAAGTTTTATTTACAGCAAGTGACGCCGCTTCAACGTCTGCTTATCAAGCAACGTATGATCGAATCGCACAGATTGGATTAAAGAACGGTTGGTTATTTAGAGATGCTACCGCAGCCATGCCTAAATATATGAATGCAAAACAAATTACAGAGATAAGAGGGCTATCAGGATTAAGAAGTGAACTTGAAGGATTATTTACATCTCCAGAAATTGCTGCTCATTTTGCAGGACACAATAATATTTTAGATAAATTAGTTAAAGCAGCTATTTGGAGACACATGTTACAGTTTAAAGCAGGAACACAAGCTTTTAAAACTTTATACTCTCCTCAAACTCAAGTGCGTAATGTTACTTCAGCTTCTTTCTTTGCGTTATGGAATGGTCACATTGGTGGGTCCGCAAATGTTATAGACTCTTACAGAATTGTAGCCAAGGATATTTTTAGAAGAGGTCGAGGAGGTTTTACAAAAGTCAAAGGAAAATATGATCCTAAGAACAATAAGTTTAACCCCGATGAACTTTTAGATGAAGTTGGCTTTAATCAATACGCAGAAAAATTAGTTCGACTCGGTGTTTGGGATGAGAACGTAGTAGCTAGTGAATTAAGAGAAGTTTTAAAAGACATTCGATCCGGGTACATCAAAGGTGAAGATGAACTTTTTGAAAGATTAATGAAAAATTTAAAGACTGAAAAAGTTGCTAAAGTGTATGCGGGTGGAGATAACCTTTGGAAACAATATGGTTATGAGTTTTATAAATCTGATTTATCTTCAGCTTTAAAAAGTGTTAAAGATGTAGAAGAATATTTAGCAATGCATGGTCAGCGTTTTGATAAAGTTGATGCCATTACAGGTGTAACAAAAGGCTTGGACGATGCTTTAGATGATGCAGCAGCTTTCATGTTAAGAAATACCTATCCAACTTATAGTAAAGTACCTCCTGCGATACAGCAGTTAAGAAAAATACCTTTCTTTGGTAACTTCGTATCGTTTCCATCAGAAATGTTACGAACGGGTGCAACATCAATAGCAATATCATTAAGAAATATATCTTCCTCAAATCCAAGACTTCGTCAGATAGGAACTAAACAATTGATGAGTGCTTATCTTGCAGGGTATGGACTAGGAGCAGGACTGACAGGCGTTTCATATTTCCTAACAGGAACAACACAAGAGCAATGGGATGCTTACAAAAGATCAGGCGCAGCACCTTGGGATCAAAACTCACAATTGATTGCATTAACCCCCTTTAAAAATGGTGAAGCTTCAGCTATTAACTTTTCATACTTTAGTCCTTATGATGTTTTAACAAGACCGCTTGAAGCTGCTTTAAGTCAAGCTGCCAAACAAGATATTGCTAACGAAGATATTGATGATTATGTTATGTCATTAATGTTTGCCGAAGATGGTCCCATCATGGAATTACTAAGACCCTTTATCGCACCAGCAATTGGTGGAGAAAGAGTTCTAGATGTTATGCCGGGTAATTTTTTAATTGGTGGTCGTACAGGTAGAACAGGAGAAGGAAGTAGAATATATGCTGAATCAGATAGTCTTGAAGATAAATTTAATAAATCATTTGCACATATTTTAAAGGGTGTTAGTCCAGGCATCATTTCGCAGGCTCAAAATATTGCTGGAGCAGCGAGAGGTGAAGTAACAGGCGCTGGAAAACTAAGAAGACTTGGTGATGACCTGGCTGCTTTATTTACAGGAACACGAATCATAAGAATCGATGCTAAGAAAGATTTGAACTGGTTGTCAGCAGAATTTAACAGATTAAATAGAGCTGTGGATGATACTGAAAAATTTTATAAAACAAAAAATTATTTAGATCGTCCTCCCTCTGTCATGGTCGATGAGTTTAATCAGATGCAAGAGGAAGCTTTTAGAATACAAAAAAAATTCTACACGCAACTAAAAGATATGCAGATGTTAGATCTGGATGAAGATACAATAAAAGAAATTATGGAAAAGTCTGGTGTTAGTTCTAATATTATTTTTAATCTAATGGAGGGACAGTTTACACCGGTTAATTTTTCTGAGCCTAGATTTGAAAGAAAAATAGCAGACCTAGAAAAAGTTGCTGAGCAACAAACTAACGACAAAACAGGATACTATGTTAATGAAGATTTTGTTTATCCACAAGATGAATTACGAGAGGTACAAGAAGAGTGGAGTGATAAACAATTCTTTCCTGAAACTTACAACAAAGAAACAAAACAATTAGAAGGTGGCTACAATCCCGAAGAAGTAGGATACAAGAGAGATGAACAAGGAAAACTGATCAGAGATGATAGAGGTAAACTTATTAAAGAACCAACGTTCTTAGACAAAGCGGTGCCTTACATTAAAGAAAAGATCAGTCCTTTCAGTGGAATGATGGGCCAGAAAAGCCAGACACCTTTACCTCCAACACCAGGAGTAAGTCCACAGTTTGCACAAGCCAATCAAACTAATCAACAAACTGGGTTGACGCATAGTGAAAATGCTTTATTATCCAACGAAGAAAAAGCTATTAAATTAAGAAGCAAAGGAATGGCATAATGCCTAAACAAGACGCACTACAAAAAATAGAATCACATGAGAAACTATGCAGGATTATGCAAAAGCAAACGCACGA